TACTTTCTGGTACTTGAAAGCAGTAGTATTTCACATCAGAAGAAGGTGAAGGTTTAGTCCTAATCAATCTTTCTTTAATTGGCTCAGCAAACTGTTTGCACTCTTTGTAACTATTAAAGAACACATCGTGAGCTTGCATCTTATAAGCCGTTCCATGAAACATGATTAGGACTAAAATATACATTAGAACCAGCCTTTAACTTGATCAACAAGTGCAGGGCCATATTCTGCAGTAAGAGCAACAACTTCACCGACAGCAACCATACCAATAGTTGCAACTGCCATAAATTCAAAACCTGTCATGTCATTCTCCTTTCAAGAGTTTTTTCAGGTCTGTATAACCACCTATGTGATTACCTTCTATATCCCATATTTGGGGTACAGTCTTTATACCTGACTTCTTAAATAAGTCAAGTAACCACTTGGAGTCATTGAGAGAGTAGTACTGAGCAGAAAGGCCGCTATCTCTCAACAACCCCATAGCTTTGGAGCAGTGAGGGCAGTCAAGCCGCCCCACTAATGTGTATACACTCATGTCAAATCTACCAACTCACAGGAATCTCCTGTACATGCCATAGTCTGACTACCTGCAGTATTGTCTTCGCTTTCGTACTCAGTAAGCTCTGACCAAGCAATGCTGATAGGCATCTTAGCTAAAAGCTCTTCGTACTCTTCCTTAGTACAATCCTGATAAGGCGCTTGCTGATACGTGTGATCTGTATGAGGTAAGAACGATACGCCAGACATTTCATCAAAGTGTTTGTAAACAAATGCACCTACTTCCATCCATTCAGCATCCCGCACTGAGATTGTCACACTTGGCTTATGTTCACACCAATGTCGCTGGTACGTAAGCCACAAATCTAGCTGCTCAATAGCTGTCATATCATTACGTGTAATCGCATTATCAGGCGACTTTACAGGGAAGCTAAACACTGTGGTAGTGTCACCCTTCATCACGCAAGGCTCATTAGGGATGCCTTTGTCTTTCATAAACTGTGTTAGCGGATCTTTATTATCACCGCGCACAGTACGGATATAATAGGCACTGTGGCGAGCATGTATGCCACTGGCGCTATCCACCAATTGTGATACCGTGCCCGAAGGCTTGACGCATGTAATTGCTGCAGATACAGGTATATTAAGCATACCAGCAAATTCAGCGTTAGTATTGACAGCCACACTACGTAAATGCTCAAGAGTCTGCTCCAATCCTTGATTCTTAGGCGTCATTAGAGGGTTATCCATAACACCTGTAAGTGATACGCCAAGTAAGCGCTCTTCTTCTGTGTTCTTCTGCCATACTTTACGCAAGTAAGGAAACTTAGTATACGTAGACTGTACTGTGCCAAGAATAGTAGCCAGACGTACCTTACGTTCTAGGTCATCAATAGTATCTGTAGCACGTACAACAACTTCCGTTAAGTTACAGAATTGGTACGGGCGCAAGCTGATTTCAGAACAGGGGTTGCAACCAAACTCATGGTTAGGATCACGGCGTCCATGCTTGACTGCTAGATCAATACAAGCTTGACGGTTAAACACTCCACGCTCACCTGATTTAGAAGCTACAAGGGCTGTCCACTCACGCATGAATGTCTCCATGTCAGGCTTCTCTGTGTACCCTACGCTGTTGTTAGCTAAGGCTCTCCACGGGGCTGTTTCCCACCACTGGCCTGACTTAGCGTGTCGCATACGGTCATCACTCAAGTTAGACAAACTAATCATAGCACTACGGCGTACACCACCAACTACAACAATCTGACCAATGAAGCACATAAGATCATGGCACTCAATGCTAGATAGCTTGCGTCCTTGTGCAGCCTTGAAGGTTGTGATAGCAAAGTTAAACAATTCAACTAGAGGCGCTGGGCCACTTGCTCTACCACCAAACGTCTTGAGCCTAGCACCTGCAGGGCGCACCAAACCAATATCCCACTGAGGGATCTCACCAGCCCAAAGGAGTGCCAGCAATTGTCTGAAAGCTTTAGCCCAACCTTCCTTACTGTCCTTGACAACGATTGTAGTCTCACTATCGAAGAGTTGAGGTATTTCAGGGAGCTTGCTAACGTACTGCCTCTCAACACTGAAACCGACACCCGTACCACACAAGAGGATGTACATAGCCTCATCGAAGGACTTAGGGTCATCTACGGGTAAATAGCTGCAGTTATAGCCAGCAGTGTTGTCTCTATCTAAAGCTGGTCCAGCAGTCATTAGCGCTCGCATAGAGGGCATGATGTCTGTGTTAAGTATAGCAGACTCAATCTCTCTACAAATCTTAGGGTCTAACAGTGAATTAACTACATTTATCATGTAGCGCTCTACTGTGTCTGTCCAAAACTCACGCCCGTAACCGTCATAGTACTTGGCATAACGTGATTTGTGAATAAATGTCTGGTAGTCTGTTGGTAGTAGGTTGCTCATCTATTGTCTCCTGAACCCTTTAGTTTTCCGCGCTGTTCTCTGTCATCCAGCTTTGCCATATTCATTTCCATAGTCTTCTTTAAGTTACCGCCAAAGATGTTTGATAATGCAACAACGTAGAACAGCACATCCCCCAACTCTTTCAGTACATCTTCATCACTAAACTTACCTTTGTCACGAAATAACTTCTTTATCTTTTCCGCAACCTCTCCTGATTCTCCTACAAGACCCAAAGTGTTTTCTACTAATCGTTCTCGCCCCTTAGTAAAAACTTTATCTTCTACAAACTGGCTATAGAAACGTAGTGGATCATTATCCCAATCAGGGCTGTTCTGAAACATGTCAAAGTAACCAAATGCTTCTAAGTCTGTCTCATTAATCATTGCCGCTCCTTAACTATTAAATTTCGTATTTTTACATCATCAACATCATACATAACATTTGTTATTAGGTCATAAACATCTTCCTGATGGTGCTCATCAGATGATGATAGAATGTTGTTTTCTTCCTCTACGTTTAACATAAACATAACACTAAATGTCTTGGTGTTCATTTGTGATTCTCTTTGTAGTTATCTATTAGCCAACCTAAGTATACCTGCGCCTTCTCTAAGTCTTCCAGACCATTCTTATACTCGTGACGCCAAACGTATTTCAATACATTACCAGCCATGTACGCACTTGTACCATCCATCTTACATGTCATAGCACGTATAGCTTCTATACACTCTATCCCAGCTTGATTGTAGTGTACTGGTTTATTTACAGGATCTACCATTAAGCACTTCCTTGTGTTTTAGTGAACGCATTAAGTGTATATACGTTACCTTTCTTGCTGTAAACCTCTTCTTTTTCTGCATCTGATAACTCTTTTTCAGCAGCAGCATATTGCTCAGGAAATATATCTTTTAGCATTTCCTGTTTATATTCGACAAGCTCTTCCTCAAACTCAGGGTAATCTGCTAGAAAGGTTAAAGACGCTGCCATAGAAAGAGCAGCCTCAAAAGCTGCATGTGCTGCGGGCATAGGCGCATCTATGACCTCACCAAAGGCTAAACCTGTAGCTAACTCAAGCGTCCAATTACCATCTTCATCCATCACAGGTTTTATAATAACAGCAACTTCATCATCTTTTACTTTGTAAGACATCACTTCTTCCTTTGTGTTTTTAGTGACACTCTTTCGAGCTTACACCGTCTACCTTTTTCTTTTAGCCACTCTACAGGTATTAACCTATGTGACCACAGAAATCCATTTTTATCGCACCAGTTATAATAGCGAGATTTGGCACCTTTATATAGCTTGGCATTAGCGTTACTAAATACAAAGCGTATGTCTAACTCTGGATGTTGCTCCTTTATTGCTAGATGCTTACGTCTATCTTCGTTGTCAAAGATACCTTTAGTTTCAATAAAGATACCGTTGTCTAATTCAAAGTCAGGTGTGTATGTCCGATAGCGTAGGTCTTCCCATTCTATCTTTATCTTTTCATACAACACCTTCTTTTGATTTAACTTTAGAAATGCAGCAGCCTCTCTTTCAAGGCCACTACGATAAGTCTTACGTTGATGTTTCGGTTTCATCTGACTCTTCTTGCTCTGTAATTTCAACAATCATGCCACCTAACATGTTACAACGAGCATTTAGTACTTTAATTAAGTAATCCATACGTTGAATTTCTGATTGAGCTAGGATGATTTCTCGGTGCATATCGTTCTGCTCTTCGTTGAAGTCATCAGTGTAGTAGTCTTTATCATTAATAGTCAATTTAGCCATGTCTTTAATCCTTTACTCTACATAGTCTACCATTTTTGGATTCTTAGCTTTTGATGCCCTAGCAGGTTCTGTACTTAGGTTAGGCCAGCACTTATGTTTAAAAGCGCAAAAACCACACTCAGTACCTAGCTTCTTAAAGCCTGTCTTCTTCTTGTAAAACGTTTCTTCGATTGGCTCAAAGCAACGCTCGAAAGGCTGGTCCTGATCAATGTAATCAACCGTATCCTGGATATCATCTAGCACAGATTGTTTGTCTACCTCAGAGGCTGAGACATACTTAAACTCACCATTAGCTTTATTGATAACCCACCAGCCGCCAACACCCTTACCTGCACCCTCTGCGTACCCTACAAGCTGTGGAATGTAGCCAAAACTATCATCGCTCTCTAGTGCATCGAATGAGGCAAACTTGTTTTGGTATGACCAAGGAGAGGCAGACTTTACATCGTCAATCTTACCGTCCAACTCCATGTCATACTCACCGTTTATCTCTTGACCGTGAGGTAGCTTTAGCGTGACTTTATCGTTGTCCTTAAAGTCTATACCAGCAGAACGCATGACGCCCTTAAACACAGCTTCAACAATGTCACCTAAGATCATATTCATCAAGAAGTGTGGTTGGAAAGGGGTCTTATCCTTTGGGTCATTCTTTTCATACCACAACTGACACTTAGGCTTACCAAGATTGGACATACGCATACGAAACTCGTCACGCGGCCCACT